TGCCGGTTGTTTGGGTGGAATTGAAAATTGTAAAACGCAATACACCCGCTGACTCAACCCTAAAGTCTTGCAATAATCCAGCAGGCGTTGCTCCAGTTGTAGATCCAATTGAATTTATATTGCCAATGACAAAGTCGCCAAGAACAGCTCCAGATGCCGCAAGCGTGCCAGTGCTTACATTCGATCCTGTTGTTACGTGGTCAATATCAAGTACTGTCGCGCCAGCATAAGCTGCGGTTGCAAATGTTACCGCCGTAAGGCTTGGTCCAGATGCACCGACCTTTAGCGTGCCGACTGTTGCGAGTCCTGTATTGCTGATCGTGGTCGAGGCAATTGTACCTAGCGTGTTTGTACCAGTAGAAGAGGTAAAGCCAGTGGTGAATACAGTTGCGCCAATCGTAGCCGTCCCAATCGTTGCCGTCCCAATCGTTGCCGTCCCAATTGACGCTGTGCCAATCGTAGCTGTTCCCAGAGTATTCGTACCAGTAGAAGAGGTAAAGCCAGTAGTAAAGGTAGTCGCACCAATAACCGCTGCGCCAATTGTGGCTGTGCCAGTAGAGGCGGTGAAGCTAGTGCCAAAGGTGACTGCACCCGTCAGCAGGCTGGTTCCCACCACTTCAAAGGTGCCGGTGCTGGCCACGCCAGAGGTGGACACAGACAGAGCCGAGGAGGTGTTATCCCCATCGGTAACGACTTGTAGCGTGCCATCCAGCCCGCCAGTCCCAAAGGTCTTGAGAAGCTGTGGATAGCTAGTGCTGATGTTTTGTGTTCCAAGTGTGGGCATTTAGTCTCCTAATTAGAAAGGCGGCTTTTGAGGACATCCCAGGTCACTGAGCAGGCCAGCCCAATCAACCCAGCTACAGCCAGAAACTTAGTCCGCAAGTGTTCCAGCGCACTCAATCTATTAGCAACATCTGCGTAGTTTGCAAGTGAGGTTTCCACCATGGAGAAAAGCTGGATTTGACGCTCCTCTAACCTAGCCAAAGTGACCCGCAAATCAGATATCTGCTCGTTGCTCATTGCGACTCTCCAGGTATTTGAGGCTGACGGCTAAGTGAACCAAGGCTGCGGTAATCTCGTCCCGATCCCGCCCGTCCTGCACCATCTTGCGGATCGAGCGGTTGACCGATAAGAGGTGCTTGACTGAGCCAATATATTTTAGGCCGACGGAGCGGTTGTTGGTTTCCTCCGCGCACTTCCACGCCTCTTTGAAACAAGCGTAGTCGTTGCCCGTCAGTAAGAATCGTAAACCAGTTCGTAGCATCCATGAGTAGATCCGTTTCATTTGACATTACCAGCGTCTTCCGCAGCACCCATGTCCGAGTAGCGGGGCAGTCCCGTGTTATCCGTCTTCTTAGGCGAGCAGGAGCAGAGCAAGAGGGTGAGGAGCAGGAGGGGCATTTAGGTTGGATCTTATCTTTGCTATTCAAAAACTGCAAAACCACGACTCCAAACACCCGACACCGTGGCTAGAGTGCCACCACTATTATTGACTACTGCTAATGCTAGAGTCCAAAAACCAACTCTATCTGCTACTGTTTTTGCTCCAGCGGGTAGCGTTAGTAGCGAGAGCGGGGTTGCCATAGTTAGTTCAAACCTCCATGAATTGCTTCCGTTATTACTTTCAGGGGTGCAAGTAAGAGTCTGCGTAATAGCAGGGCTAAATGGTGCTCCTGAGGTTTGAGTCCCATAAGCAGTTACCCTCAAATCAAATGTTTGAGCAACTGGGTTTGTTTGAAATATTATAGACGCACCAATTTTTATAGTAGAAGCAAAGGATGGGGGCTGGTTTAAGCCGCTACTAGAATCAAAAGAGAGGATATTCCACACCGATCCGTTTGCTTGGCTACTATTGCTAGGAAGGCTAAATGGAGCGTAAAACTTTCTTGTTGAAGGATAAAGAGGCATCTTCCCCTCCTAACTCAACTGCGTAACTTCAGCAGTTCCAGCCTTTGCAAAGATACCACCAATCAGTCCAGTGTAGTTCAATGGGACTTCGTAGTAGTCTCCAGCACTTAATCTAGCCGTGAAAACTGAGGTGCTGGTTGTCGCTGTACCTAAAGTAATATGTAGGTTGCCTGGGCCAGAATTGAAGATTGTGCATCCCAGCCTGCCAGTGCTTGCCGTTGCAATCGTGCCGTAGCTAGTCGAGGTGAAGTCGGTCGGACCAGTTCCGCCAGTTGTAGAATTGGGCGGGCGAATGCCATCAGCAACGTCGGCCTGCAATGTAACCATCAAAGCCTCTATGGCTTCGAGGTTAAAGTTAATGCTTTGCGTACCGCCGGTGGCAGTACCAATAGTCTCCAAGATGCGGTTAGTTTGCCAGCCCATATAAGAGCCTTAAACCGTCCGCTTATAGAGTGCGAATGGTCCTCCGCTGGACACAATGACTTCGGTGATGTCACCCGTCAAAGTTGAGCCAGAAGCAAAGGCAACACCCGTGGATGATGTTCCGCTAACAGAGATGGTTATTGTCCCACCAGTCAACGCTGTCACGCCATCGAAAGCCCCAGTGCTTGTAGAACTGGAAACTGCAATGGTCGTGCCAGCATCGCCTAGCGCGATTCTGGATAGAAGTCGCGACATAACCTTACGCTGTGTAGAACGGAATCTTTACCGCTGTTCCGTTTACTTTGAGCAACAATGCGCCAGTGCTGGTAGCACTCGTGCTGAATGTTCCGCCAGTAGCCGTGCTGATAATTTCAACTACTTGCGTTTCTTTGGCTGTATCGAGACGGAAAGGACGGCTTTTGGCCAATGCTTCCCTACGCACATAAATGTCTGACATAGTTAATCTCCTTTGCGACCCCAGGCACGTTTCACTTGATCCGCGCTAAAGTCGCTTTTGAACCTACTCCCAAGTTTTTGTTCTTGTTTGTAGTACCCCTTCATAATTGTTGATGTATTCGACAGCGTTGGATCGGTCGGGGATTCTCCCGTTCCAAATACTGTCAAACGTTGTGGCACAGTCGACCTTCTCAGATAGCTAGGGACTGAATCCCTCTTAGCAACCGTTTTCTCCAGTTCAACGACTGATCCGTTACGGGTGTCGGTGTACTGGTAGATCGGCATTAGCTGTAGCTTTCCTCGTCGGCTTCCTCTGCCATCTTACGCATTTTATCCTCTTCGGACATCTCTGACTCTTCATCTACTTCAGCCATCGGCTCTGCTTCCGCCATCGCATCATTGATGCGGACGAATACAGTTTTGCCGTCAACCTTTTCGACTGTGCCAGTGAGTTCCACCGAGTCACCCGCCTCAGGAGGAGTCATCTCGCCTTCACCACCATCCATCTCAAGCATGGACATAGGCAAACGAACAAGACCTTCCTTGGGCATAGATTTCTCGCTGGAAGAGGCTGGGGAGGTTTTACCCTCCCCAGCTTTCCGAGGACCCATACCGATTACTAGCATGGCTCCCATATAGATAACTTAGGCGAAGTTAGACTTCGACCAGACAACGCGATAGAACGCAGGGTTCAATTGCTTCGCAGTATAGAAGGTTTTGAACGATGCGATGGTGCGCTGACCGTAGATGTCCGACTTGTCAGGAGCATCGAGGATTGTGACCTTAGGCGCGTAAGGCGAGCCAGTGGCCGCAACCGCTGTCATGTGAGGCACGCCGAAGGCTTGCCCACCGAGTACGATGCTTGCGTAGTTGGAGCCGGTTGCCTCGGTGTTTACACCGTAAGCAGCAGTACCAGCCGTTAAGTTGTTGGTGGTTTCGATTACGCTCACGCCGAACAGACGACCGACTTCACCTTTGTAGATGGCATCGGGGGTGCTGTAGGACGAAACGCGCAGGAAGTCATCGTCGTTCATCAAGTCACGGGTGACCTGAGGAGGAGCAACGAGTACGTAACCATCTTTGATCTTGGGAGCGCGGTTGACCTTGAGGGCAGTCGCGGCATCCAGAAGATCCAAAGCAGTCATCGCGGCGTTAGCCGTGGATGCCGCTTGGAAGTTGGTTCCGTTGGTTCCGTTCTGTGCGAAGCGGGAATAAGCCGCCGCAGAGACAGTCGTACCAGCAGTCGTGGAGGCAGTCGTGTTCAACACCAACGCGCGGTGCGAGAGGGTGTCGGCATGGAGAGCTGCATCTTCACCGAGTTGCTTAGTAGCCTGGGCCAAGTGATTGAATAGCTCGGTGGCCAGCAAAATATCCGTGAGGACAATGCTAGATCCGAACTGTTCCAACGTGGCTTCGACTGTGGAGAGGGTGAGCTGACGCTCGCCCGTACCAGCAGTAGGACTCGTGCCTTCCGCAAGCGAGACGATTGAAGCGATGCTGGGGTTATCGAATCGGAAGAAACGGACGGTCTTGTTGCCGCCAGTTTTCGTCGGATACGGAACCTTTTGGGCAAACTGCTCCATCTGGAGCAAGGGGATTTGCCTCTCTAAGAGTGACTTTGAGAAGAAGGCCTGAAACTGTGAAGAGACAGAGCCTGTAGTAACATTAGCCATTTTATTTTTCCTGTACCACTAACCTGTCAAACTCCCATCCTGTCTGCTTCCGCTGCCATTCGTAACAACTCCTTTTCCTGTTCATTGCTGGACAGTTCGTGAAACTGTTTCTGTCGGGCGGGTGCAGAAGGCTGACCGCTTGCCGGTGTCGTGGCCTTTCTAAGTTGAGCCAATTCTGACTCATACTTTGCAACCTTCTTTTCCAAATCGGAGGCGGACTCCGCTTTAAGCCTAATCTTGGCGATGCCCACCGCATCCTTAATCCCCGCTGGGTAATTACGCAGGATGGCGTGGTTCTGTAGCATCTCCGATACCGCCTTGTAAAGTTTGGTGGAAGAGTCTTTGAGATCGGGGTTAGCCTCGACCTCTTCGTAAAGGTTTTTGTCCCAGGCGGACTTTAGCTCGCCTTTGACACTCTCCTCTTGCTCTTTCCTGTACTCAACCTCAATCTCGCTGGCTTTGTTTTCAGCGAGTTTTGCAAGATCATCGCGGCCTTCATCACGGTAGCTCTTTGCTGCTTCCCGATAATCTTCCGCGCTAAACTTGCGAGTTGAAGTTTGTTTCTCCTGCGCAGCAGCTTTTCCAACCGAGGCTTGGGCGGCTTCCCGCTCGGCCTGCAACTTGGCTTTCTCTGCTCGCAGTGTTTCCCATTCCTTTTCAAGACGCGACTTTGCTTTCTCATATCGTGTTGGCTTCTTTTCGGAAGCCGACTCCGACTTGGATTCATCAGATTGCGTTGTTAAAGAACTTTTGGTTGATACGGTTTCAGTCTTAGGGACCTCATCCGTCACCACATCATCTGATGTGGATTTAGTTTCGGTGGTTTCGGGAGTCGCGGGTGTCTCCAAGGTATCGCCGCTGGCCGTCTCCTTAGTTTCTGTTACCGCTTCAACTTGTGACAGGGTGGGCGCGAGTTCCGTGCCTTCATCTGCCGCTTTTGCTAAAGCCAATACATCTGCTTCGGATAGGTTAGTCAATTCCGCCATTTTGACCCTTTCTTACACTTTTCGGTAGGGAGTCATTCTACCTAAAGGTTATTCGGCTACTGGTTCATCCGATCCGTCCCCGTAACCTGGGATGGCGGAGTTGAGTTTTTGGGATGCGAGCGATTCTAAGGTCGCAACACATGCCCTATATCCATTAGCACGCCCACACGCCTCCGCAAGTTCTTCTTGCTTTTTCATTACTGCGGATGCGTTTTGGCGTAAGGTAAGGTTCAAAAGTATAAGACTAAGCTTCTTGCCAGTAGGTGTGGACAGAAAGTTTGTCCACGCCTTCTCGTCCTCGCTGTTCCACACAGGCTCGTTAACCCACTCTTGTTGACGGATAAAGGATAGGATGGCGCGGAGTTTTCTCATACTGGTATTGCCCAGCTATGGTCGGCAAACAGAAACGCCTCTTTGTTTGGGAAAACCTTGGAAACAGCATCGTTAACAGTCTGCATATTGTAATCGTGTCCAGACATAATCCCGCCATCCTTCACCTTGGGTAGCCAGCCTTGTATGTCTTGCAACGCCATCTCATGCTGGTGATTGCCGTCAATATAGACAAAGTCAATTGATTTATCTGGCACTAGAGCCAGCGCATCTAAACTCTTTTGCCGGATCGTAGTGATGTTTTGTTTGTCTTTAATCCTTGCCAGATAGGACTGGTACACCAATTCAAGACTGCAAGAGTTGCTTGCACAGTCAGCATCATCATATCCATCAATCCAAGGATCAACGGCGATGACTTGCTGAAAGTAATC